CAGCAGATTAATTGTTAATCAAATTAGGCATACAGGTGCTTCTGCTGATGCAATTACTATGGACGCATCTGGGAATGTCACGTTTCCAGCCAATGCAACGTGTTCTGGAACGGCAAGTGGTTTTGGTGGCGGTAAAATTCTTCAGGTTAAACAGGCAGTTAAAACTGATACATCATCAACAACAAACTTTGGATGGGTAACAATTCCTGGTACAGATGAAACAGGTAGTGGATCTTTATTTGAAGTTAATATTACTCCAGCAGCTAATTCAAGTAAAATATTAGTTAATTGGGGTATTCATTTTGCAGTTTCTTCAAGTATATATTCTGGTGGATTAAAATTAAGAAGAGATAGTACTGATTTATTTATTGGAGATACAAGCGGTAGCAGAACAAGAGCTAGTAACTGGGTTGTTGGTTGGAATTCTCATGGTGGCAGACATCCTTGGTTTTTAGGAGGTACATTTTTAGATTCTCCAAATACAACAAGTCAGGTAACATATCAAATTCAATATACTTCTGGTTATGATTCTAATTATGTTGTGTATGTAAATAGACCTCATGATTTATGGGATAATGCAAAATCCGTTGGAGTAACACCTAGTTCAATAACTTGTCAGGAGGTAGGAGCATGACAAATCCATTAGAAGACTTACTTAAAAAATACGAAGAAGAGCTTATCGCTATTCAAAATCGTAAAGCACAGCATAAACGTGCATATGAAATTGAATGTAAAAATGAAGACAGGTATCAAGGTGCAATTATTGGTGTAAAAGATGCACAGGCACAATTATTATCTACAAAAGCTCAAGAAGAACAGCTAAAACCTTCTGACGCAAAAAAATCTAATTAACTTTTTCTTGCATTTGCCTTGTCATAAGACCCATAGTGACGTAGAGAGGACTTAAGGCTACAATTAAAAGCAGAACAACTATGCTCATCATTGAGCAAGCTCGTATTACTGAATCTTTTATCATGTTTCAAAAAATCTCTAACATTTTAAGTATAGCTTCATTCATTCTTATAACCAGCACTTTAGGTGCTTCGTACTTTGGATATAAATATGTAACATCAGAACAATTTAAAACTAAATTAATGAACGAAGTGCTTTCAAACGTACAAGGGCTTTTACCTAAAGTTTTAGATCAAGGTTTACCAGAAATGACAAGTCCAGCATTACCTTTACCAACAAAATCTTTACCTAAGTTCTAATGGGAGTAATGATTCCACCTAGCAGAAAAAGTTGCTATAACTTTCGTGTTACTAAAATAAATCGTGTTGTTGATGGCGATACGATTGATGTAACTATAGATCTTGGATTTGATCTTTATAAAAAAGAAAGAGTTAGAATTGCTGGTATTGATACTCCAGAAAAAAGGACTAAAGACTTAGAAGAAAAAGCACTTGGGATAGATGCAACAAATTGGATGAAGAAAAACTTGGAGGATGCAATTAAAGGTGATGAGGAATTAACAATAAGAACCGAACTTAAAGGTGGTATGGGTAAATATGGAAGATTGCTTGGTTGGTTATATGTAGGAGATGATGAGCAATCACTTAATGAAAAAATGATCGAGCAAGGCTATGCTTGGGCATATGATGGTGGATCAAAAAATAAAAACTTTGCTGAACTAATACAACTTAGGATTTATCATAATTCTTATGAGCAATGATATATGGATTTATAAAAAAACTAATTAAATATTACATAGATAAATTTATTAGCTGGGTAAGAATAAAAAAATTTAATCTAGAGCTAGATAATGACATAAAAAAATATCACGAAGAATTAGATAAAAAAATAAAAAAACCTGTTATAAAAGAAGTTGGTAAATTTGGAGAAGATGGGTGGTCTATTTCTATTGGAGATGTAGATAAAGATGAGTGAAATAAAAATACCTGAGATTTCTATACCAGAAATAAAAATAGATATACCATTACATACTCCTTATCAAGTATTAAACGTACCACCGCCATCTATAAAATTACCTGGATGTATAAAGTATCACAGAGATGCAAGTCCTAAGAATACTGCGTTATACGATGACGATCCAACAGGGACAAGTATTTCTTGTCCTTATGGTTTCATGCCTACATTTGAACCCATGTTATATGACAGAAGAAAAATAGAGATTGTTGAAAATAAAGAACAAGAAAAAAGAGTGGAAAATAATGAAGTCCCTAAACCAAAAGAAGTAAAACCAGAGATACCAAAAGAAAAAAAAGAAGTAAAATTAGAACCTTGTCCTGGTAAAAATGATTTAAGAATTGGCTCGTTTGTTAACGAAAAGAAATTGGAACGAATAAAGGATTATATTAGAGAGAAAGATACTGGCGAATGCCGTACTATTTATGAAAAAGTTGATTTTAAAGATCAATACATCCCAGAATTTAGTACTGTTGTCTCTACTACTCTTATCGCTAGTGTGGCTGCGACTACACCTCTTATTCTCAACGCTATAAAACCTTTGGTGAAAAATATAATTAAAAAAATGACAAAGAAGAAAGATAAAACTAATCCTTAGTAATTTTATGATTATGTGGTAACACCTGATTTGCTTGAGGGGTTATCTTAATATCGCTACATAAATCATAGTAAGGACTATTTTTTGCGAAACGGATTCCCTCGATTTTCTTTTGTCCGCAATGCTTTAATCTTGCAAAATGCCAATCAAGTTCTAGATTCTTAAGTGTTTGTTTTTGTATATCAGTTTGAGTTTTAGCGGCTTCTTTACATTGTTTCTGTAATCCTCTATCTAATGGAATAGAAAAGTTTAAGGTTATTCCTGTTCCAAGTGCGTAGCTATCTTTATTTGTACCAGAATAGTTTTGCTGGTAGTACAGAATTTTGCCTGGATTATCAGGTGTACCATCTCCTATAGCGTTACCATTATCATCAAAATCTCCGACTATATCTGTTTGATCGTAAACAGGAGTTTCATAAAAGTGGCTAAAAGGTTTGCGATAATTTGAATTAAAAGTAGTAAATGGAGTTATGGTCATCATTGCTCCCTGACATACAACTCCACCTCCATATTGGTTCGTATGAAAACTACCATTATTTACATTCCAATTCTGATTAGTAACTGATCCACTATTACTTTGACTGACAGCATTAGCTAAAACTTTTACAGGGCTTAAGATTATTGCGAGAACACAGAGGTAGTAGTAGTAACGGACTCTGTTGTTATGTCTCTTTGGATTGTCGTTATGTTCTGCAAACCTGGGCCATGATATGTTTCTGTAAATTGGAAAGAATCTCCCGATGTAGGATTTGTTTGAGTCCAATTTGGTTTTGTTGTCATATCTAATCCTGTCCATTTATAAGTCGTACCTCCTACAGTTCCATTAACTTCAACTGCGGTAGCTGCCATATTTCCTCCATCATGTGATATTCCTGTGCCTGTAACTGTATATTCGTAGCCTGTTGAGAAATCTTTGCTAGTAATCGATTCTGAAAGAGTACTAGTCGTATTTGTGGTACTCGACATAGTTCCTGTAGTAAAATTAGGAACAATATTTGCATTAGCTGGTAAAACATATAAAAATAACAGTAATAAAAGCTTCCGCATAGCTCATTTTCAATCCACAGTCACAGAAGTTACATAAGCAGCAGTTGCACTAGTACCAGCTGACCCTGCTGTAATTGTGATTACATGATTATCAACAGTACCAGCTAAATTTGTTGCTGTTCCTCCCGATGTGCTAGTCAAATCACCAAAAGCACTTACTTCACCTGTGGTAAGACTCGTGCCTATTGTATCTCCAGTAGTATGAGAAACTGTGTAATTGAAACTTTCTCCGTCAGTTAACTGAGATGCAGTAATTGGTGTATAAGCGTTTACACCATTAGTTGCAGTACCTAGTCCTCCAACACTTCCAGCAGTTGTGCCGTCTGTTGTAGTAACTCCTGTTCCAGAAACACTATATGAGTTTCCGATGCGATCTGCTGCTGTTGCTGCTGCTGAAACCTCTAGCTTTACAGATGAACTGATAGAAGAAGTTATGTCCGCATAAACTGGAGCTGAGAACAAAAACAAAAATGGAAGTAGCTTTTTCATTTGTTTGGTTTAGGGTCGATTACTTCAGCACCTTCAATTTTAATAGGTGTTATTACCCTTATAGTCTGTACCATACCTTGATTTTCTGCAACTTTATCGTCTTTCTTACTACCTTTTTTGGCTTGCTCAAGCCCGAAAGAACTAAGAGCCGTAGCCAGTAAGCTGGCTGGGAACGTGATATCTTGCTTTTCTCCTGTTGTCAGACCTGGGATCTTAGGTAAATAATTGCTCGTAACGAGGAGGCCGCTCCAAAAAACTACCAGAAGCCTGACTGCGATTGAGATGTACTCAAATTGTTCTTCTTTATCGTCAAGTTTTTCTTTAATCTTTTGCAAAAGATTTTTAGGTTTCTTAACTGCCATAAGCCTTTTCTGTCATAATAGACATATATTGAGGACTCGTAAAGTGGTTGAAGTAATTGCAGCAGTCGGGGGAGCGTTGATGACAGCTTGCTTTGTCTCTGTTGGTTCTGTTTCTTATCGTGGTAGACAATCACGAGATGACCTTGTTCGTAATACAACAGCTATAGAATTATTATCAACAAAAATAGATGATATGCATGATGATATGAAAGAAGTATTTCATCGTTTAAAAGAAGTAGAACTTGCTGTAGTAGAGATTAAACCAAGAAGGTAAAAACCTCTCCTATAGACCACCAATAGAAGAGGTTTAGCTCGGATGTAGGGAATGAGCTACTATAAAGATAGCAATTCACTAAATACAATGCTAAAACTTATAGAACCAATCATTTTTGCCTTCCTTCGTGGGTCAGCATTAAAAAAACTCTTGCTGGATATAGCAAAAGTCATGGTCAAGAAATCGGATAATACGATTGATGACAAGTTAGTTAATGCTCTAGAAAAAGCTTTATTTCCAGGCAGGTAATTACTTTTTACCGCCTTTTTTCTTTTTCTTTTTAGGAGGTCTTCCTACTTTTGATCCATATGATCCAGTACCTGAAGGCATGACTTTTTTTATAGCTATTTATATACTAAAATAAAAAACCATATAAATCTATAAATGAAGCGACTAAATTTTGTAACCTGTCCAAAATGTAATACTCTCTCAAGACAAAAAGTAATAAGATCTGAAAGAAACTCGGAAAATGTAATTATAAGACGCAGATTATGTTTTAAATGTGAACACGTTTGGCATACAATTCAATATCCAGAACAAACAATAGAAGACAAAAAAGCAGCTTATATCTTGAATAACTAGACTTTTATACAATTTCAGTTATCGTTAAACTGGAGGACACTCTAATGAAACTCGAAATGCCTTGGTCTGGATGGTTTAACGAGCAAGCAAAAAAAAGAAGAAAGGTTGAACCTTGGACTTTAGCTAAAGTAAATTTAGAAGAAGAGTTTGAAGTTGAGATAATATTGCGTGAAGTTTTTAATTATATAGATCCTGATGATATCCCTGATCTTATTAGTGCTTTTGCAATGGAAAATTTTAGATTAACAAAGATAATTAATCAAGCTGGAGATCATATTGATAAAATTTATGATGAAGCTAATTCTCTTTCTCCCAATAGTAAGCACAATCCTTTGCCCAAACTCCCCCACTAGCTTTTCCTTCGGGCATTCCTAATCCACATTCTGATTTAATTACTAACCAATGAATACATTCAATACATATTGGATGATTTCTACTTAAGCATCGAGCATCAGCATAAAGATATTCTGCTTCTATCAAAGCAGGTTCTAACTCAAGAGAATTTAAAGGTAAATCTACTTTGCCTTTTTTTGTTTTAATTTTTACTCGCCATGATTTTGGCTTTTCTTCATATAGAACCATGCGACCTGCATGATATCTAAGTGAAGCCATTATCTATGCCAAATTTTATCTTCGTATCCATTAGGTGGTGTACTAATCCAATGTCTTTCCCCATTTATAACTCTAAAGACATGATTTCCGCAACATACAAGTTGCCCTAAGTCTTTCTGCTGCCTGTTCTGCTTCAGATTTTGTTTCGTATAATTTACCGACATAAACTTTTTTTCCATCGAAATACCAAGGTCTAAATTTTGCTGTTAGTCCATAATATATCGGGTTGACTCCGATTTGTCCTTTGCAGACTAAATGTGTGATATACAAGATTTAATTGTGCCTTATATGTATTGCTCCACTTGATTGATTATGAAAAATAACAGTACCTGTTGATGTACCACCACCATTTCGTATACTAATTGTTTGTGTGTTTTGTTTATCCTGGACAATATCTGATGGCTCTGATTTTTGTATAGCTTTAGATTTTTGCCCTGCTGCATATCCTTTTTGATATTGTCTTTTCAAATCATCTTCGGTATATCCGTTTCTCTGTCCATCTAAATATCCTTCGTTATATTTAGTATTTAAATGTCGATCTAACTCTCTTTGATATTGTGCTTTTACATCATTAATACCTTTGTTGTATGCATTATCTATAGCTCGTTGAATATCTGCCTGGGAAGCAGGTGCTGATCCTTTATATAAATGTACACTTACTTGTTCTCGATTTATAGCACTTATAAATTTACGAGCAGCTACAAGTGCCTCATTTTCATTAGGATTTCTAGTAGCTAAATTCCAAAGCTTTTGTAGTTTATCAATATTCATTTTTTCTTAAATTTTCCATATTTAAGTTCTAGGTCATATCTAGCTATCATGGTTTCTTGTTGTTCTCTTGTATAGCTTGCAATAATTTTTAAACGATCTTCTCTTGGGAAAAGTTTTAAAAACCAGGGATGTCTAAATAGAAAGTCTTTTTGTTCTTCGGTCATTTTTCCATAATTTAATAAGGGTTTCGAGTTCTTTGATGCGAGCATTTGCTGCTGCGATTTTTTGTTCTGTTGTCATGCGTTAAGTAAATCTTTTATCTGTTGTTCTGACCAACCAAAAACATCAATCAGTTTATTAAATGCAAAATATTTATTTTTTCCTTTTTGAGAAAATAACATTCCAACACATTCTTGTTGAAAATCTAAAGCAACCCATTTTGATTTTACTTCGGGTGGTAATCCTTCTTCTGGTTCCCAATATTCAAAAAGAATTTTTGTCCCCATGTCCCAATAAATTTGTCCTTCGTATGGATCTTTTGGAAAAATAATTTTTTTCATTTTAACTATGTCCTGTTTTTTTTCTTAGTGTAAATTTTGTTTTTTTTCTAACTTTAGGATTTTTTGCACTTGCAGGTTTTTCTGATGTTAAGTGCCATCCATTTCCTCTTGGACACTCATATACATATGAATGTCCTTTTCCTCTTCTAAACATTTCGGCTGCAATAACTTTTGCTCCTTTCTCTGTTCCATAAGAAATTTTATTGCATTTATAACAATGGTTTTTTACTATAAAACCTTTGTCTTTGATAAATTCTGCTAGGTCTTTAAGATCAATTCTTTTCACTTCAGCACCTCAACTTTACAATCTGCCCATCTGTTTTTTACATATTTAATTGCATCTTTTTCTGTTTCTGCATAGGTTTGTAATACTAGAGCTGCATTGCCAATACCTCTGATACGCAACTTAAACAATTTTGTTTTTGCTTTTTTCTTTGGTCTTGTAATACCTTCTAAATCAGGTGGCATATCAAGCATTTCCTTGTCAGGAAAATTATTTGATTTCATCATTAACCTCCTTTCTTTCTTTGTTTGTAAATTCTTTAATACGCATTTTTTTTGCTTTGTTAATTTCGTAATTATGTTTAATAATTATTATTCTTATATTTTCATCAACCCAATCACTTCTAAGACTCGCAGTATGGTCATCTTTATATTGAATAAGATGGTCATATCCTCGAATATCTCGATCTAGCTTTTCTTCTAGTTTAAGAATTCGGTTTTGTCTTAGTTTTTCTAGTTTTCTCACAGATTTAGTTTGTTCTGCCATGATTAAAAAATAGGGGACTAACAGATGCGTTTGCTTATATATGAGCATATGAGGCAGGTTAAACCTTTCAGAAAACTGCCTTTGACTCTCTCATATATCCTCGATGGGAACTCATAACATCTTTGTAAAATTGTTGGACAGGTACTCAGAGTCATCGACCTCAAGATTACAAAGGAGCAGCAAATTAACTAGCCCATTATCACAAAAACTAGCGATCATGCCCCATAAGGTTAAAAGTCGATTTCGTCTTCATTTAATGGTGGGACAACAGGACTTGTTGATGCAGTTGTACCTCCTTCATAAATTTCTTGTTGCTTTTTATAATCTGATTCAATTTTTAAAGAAAGAAACTTTTTACCATTTGGATTGTTTTTAGGGGTATTTGTATAACCAGATGCCCTTAAAGGAATAAAATCTCCTACATAACCATCATTATCAGGTTTTGCATTTTGCAAGTAAGAAATTAATTCTGGTATATTTCCTACAGGTACTTTTACAGTTCCCTTGTAGTCAGGATACTTTTTAGAAGAATCAAATCTTTCTTTATAAAAAGACTTGTTGTCTTGTTCTGTTTGTCTGAAAACAGCTAATTGTAATTCAAGTGTCATGTTGTTAATTTAGAATTTTGACGTTTGGCTAATTCGAGTTCCTCTATCTCAGCCACTTTATAGAGGATTTTTCCGTTAATAGAATAGAAAGCTGGTGGTTTACCTTTCATTCGCCATCTAATAACAGAGTCGGGATGAACTCGCCATCGTTCGGCAAGTTCAGCCGTAGTGATAAATTCATCATCTTTAAAATCCAAGGTCATTTTCATCCTCCTGTTTTGGTACTTCTGCAACCGAAGACTCGGAAACATTTATTGGTTCTGTTACTATATCTATCACTTCTTCACTAGTTTGCACACCTAATAGTAGATCAGGGATATATTGCCTTCCAAAGAAAGTTGCAGCTCGGTTTCTTAACATCAACTCTGGCATACTCGAATATTTTGGGTTTTTTGTCCATCCTTCTTGTCGAGCCATACGCATAGAAACTGCTGTTCCTTTTACTAATTTGTTGTCTTCAACTCTTATCGCTTGGCATTGAACAGTTAAAGATTCATCTTTACCCTGGACAATATAATCAAAGTTCTTAAATCTACGACAATTTATTATATTTGACGTTATGAACTGAGAACTCCAACTCGGTTTTCCGTGAATAACATTTAAATTTTGCATTACAACTAATGGGCTAAGATTCATTCTTTTGCTCATTTCTAATGCAACTAAACAATTAGGTAAACCATTTTGTCCTTGATATTGTGCTGGCACTAATTGTGATTGACATAAGCT